TAATCTTTCCTTGCGTCTTCCTTGCCTTCGTTTGCGGCTATTCTGTCTACATTAGGTTTAATGCCTTCCACGTGTGAAAGTAGTATATCTATCTTGATTAGATCATTGTTCATGGTTTGCACCCTATTGTCCAGACTCTTTATAATGTTCTTTAAGCCATGCACTGATCCTGTAACTGTGGCTAGAATGAATCTCAATATGATAAAGATGAAGATTCCCGATGCAACTGCACCCGCTATTGGGAAACCTACCTCCGACACAAATGTTAAAAAGTCCATAAATTATAATATATGTATTTATCTATGGGCAATATACCCTTTAATTTTTGGTTGTTGACAAGGTATTAAGTCTATGTTATACTGTTCACTAATGCTTTATCCTTTGTCATTTCTGACTTATATACGGTAAATAGTGAAAAAGGGTCATTTATGAAGAAAAAAACACGTTCAATTTTGGATGAACTTAACAGGATTTCCGAGAGCAGAAACACAGAACACTTTTTGGAAACAACTGGCAGTAATCTTATTGAAAGTGCAGTCAATTTACTAGGTGTGATACAGAGCCATTACCCAGAGGAAACAGCAATAGAACTTGAAAGACGTTTTATCAACAGCATCAAGAACGGTGATCCTAAGAAATTTAAGGTTGGAATAAAGAAGATTATCGATGAAAAAAAGAATTAACGAGGGCGGAAACATCTTCAAGAATGCAGATGGACAGCCGGATACAATTAGAATTAATAGAGTAGATGTAGAGCCAACTGTGCAATGGCTTGAAACAATCACAGGACTAGAACTTACTGATTACAAACTTGGCACAACAGGACTTGCACCTTCGTCGGGTGATATTGATCTTGCTGTGGATCAAGAAAAGATCAACAAAGAACAATTAGTTGCAAAACTGTCAGGTTGGTTGCGTTCTAAGAATATGGATCCTGCAGAATATATTAAAAAGAGTGGAGTAAGCGTCCACTTCAAAACACCAATACAAGGCAATCCTAAAAATGGAAATGTTCAAACTGATTTTATGTTTGGCGACCCTGAATGGATGAAGTTCAGTTTAAGTGGCACAGTGGGCAGTGCTTTCAAAGGAAGTGATAGACACGTGATGTTAGCCAGTATTGCAAAACCACAAGGATACAAATGGAGTTTTAAATCCGGTTTGATTGATAGAGAAACAAATGAAGTAATCACAAAAGAACCAGACAAAATTGCAGAGTTGTTACTGGGTAAAGGTGCAACAGGTAAAGACTTGTCCAATGTAGAAACTATACACGCAAAGATTAAAAATAGAACAGACTACAATGAATTGATTGCAGATGCTAAAGACAGTTTCATGAAAATAGGTAAAGAGTTACCAGAACATATTATTACAGGAACTCCTGTGTGGTTTAGAAACTTAATGGACAGGATTCCAGAATGAAACTTGTAGAATTTAAAAAGACATCTGGCAAATGCAAAGCCATTGTTGAGTCAGCAAGAATACAACACGCCGAAGACTTAATCTTATTTCAAGGACATCAAGGTGCTTTAAAGGCAATAGATATGCTGAAAGATATAGCAGGTGGTAAACAAGGTGTGTCTATTAAATGGGATGGTTCTCCAGCAGTAGTGTTTGGCTTTAATCCTAACAACGAATTTATTTTTACAGACAAAGCAGGATTCAATGCTAAAAATTATGATGGAAAAAGCACAAATGCAGATGATCTTGAATCTATGATAATGAATAGAGTGAAAGACGAAAGTAAAAGAAAATCCTATGCACAATACAGCATGAAGATGAAACAAGCATTTCCAACTGTGTTAAAATCTATGCCGGACAAGTTTCAAGGTTATTTTGTTGGAGATATGCTATACTTCCAACAACCACAAAAACAAGGAAGTCGTTATGTATTCAAGCCTAACGTTGTAGAATATAGTGTGGACGCAAATAGTGAAATTGGTAAACGTATTGGTAACAGTAGAGTTGGTGTTGTTATACATCACACAATGAACGAACAAGGATCTATTAGTCCGCTTAATGATACTACTATGTTTAAAGACAATGGTTTGTTAGCACTTCCGCCTGCAACTAAAACACATCCAGGCAACGTAGATCTATCAATGCTTCAATCAGCAGAAGCAGAAGTAAGAAAAAACGCAGGTGCAATTGATATGTTTTTAAACAAAGGTAAACTGCAAGAACTTAAACTTACTGATTTACCTAATGTATTGTACGCCTATGTCAACAGCAAAGTAGACACAGGCTTAGATAATTTAGGCAAAGACTTTGGGCAATGGTTAGAAAATAGTGCAGTAAGTTCTCCAAAGAAAATAAGAATTAAAGAATATATTGTGCGAAACAAAACTGGATTTGATGCAGTATTTAGAACTATCGCAACTGTGATGGAAACTAAAGATATGATGGTTGACCAATTAGATGCAACAGGATCAGATATTATTGCAACAATAGATGGTGAAAAGGGTGGCGAAGGTTATGTCGCAGGTGCTGGTGGCAACAGCATTAAATTGGTGAAACGTTCTGGATTCACAAGAGCCAACAGAGCGATAAATAGATAAGGAGAACACAATGAAAGCAAAAGAGTTTATTAAAGAATATAGAGATATAGATCCTTTAGATGATCCTAACAGAGGAATGGACAAGGATTTTAAACAAGAACCTATGTTCAATCAATTAGGTAAAATTTTGGACAGCCAAGGAAATCCTAATCCACTAGACACAGTCATTACAGACGATGGGAAAAAGTATAAAGTTACTGCTAGACAGGCTGATACTATTCGTAAATTAATGACTAGCACCCAGGTTAAACCTATGATCAGGTCAGAGTTCACTAAAGCCATTCAAAACAGTGAAACATTATCAAAGTTTTTAGAAACAAATGATATGGTTCAATTGTTTAAAAGTATGTACCTAGGGGCAAAAGATGGACAAGCAGAGCCAGGAATTTACTAAAAACTCCAAACACATGGACTTTATTCATTCGCTATACGAAGCGAGAATGACTCGCGACACACGTGATCAAAAAGTATTAACTTACACAGACTGTTGTGAAAGAACTTACCTTTCATTATTAGTAATTGAACTGTTAAACAAATATGCGAGGCACAGAGTGTCTGCGAGGAACTATGCCAAGCAAACTGTGGCATACACCAACTATAATAGATTTAGAATGAGTGCAACAGATTTGTACAACTTCATATACTTTGTTACAGGTGATCAAGAAGCAATGAACAAATTGAAAGATCCTAAGAGTGCAATGGCATTGAGAAAGAAAACAACTTTACCCTTAATGGCAGTCAATAGGTATTTGAGTAGAATCAGCATTGGAAGTATGTCCAGAGCAAACACACAGATGTTCCTTAATGTTGAATCGGGCCTTAATATTAAAAACACAACATACAAAGCAATACGTCGAACTTTGATGGACTATGATGGTGTTACTACAATTGACAGGCAAAACACTGTTACAAAACTAGTCCATGCTGTCAGAGCCAAATTAAGAAGTTCTGACATTATTGATGACTTAGAAAGATTGGTTGCTGATAGAAATTTAGAAACAGGCAGAGTTGGAGATAACGAACCTAAGATCAGTATTCCTGATATCAACGTACAAGGAAAAGAATTATCATTGTACAGATATCTAGTAGGCACTAAAAATATTGTCTTGGTAAAACGTTTTGTAGAACTTGCCTTAAGTAACAAGAGTATTCCAAGCACTGTGGTACAAGCATATCTACCTGCAATTAAAATGTTGCACGACATTGTATCAGGTGGTCCTTCTTATGTCAGTATGCTTCGTGCATTGGCAGATCGGGCAAAAAAGAATAAAAAGTAAACGTTCCAGTTAAATTTTTACCAAAATCTATAAATAATAGTAACCTCATCCACTGAGCGTGGATTAGGGCATTAACGAGAAAAAAGGAGAAAAGAAATGCCTAGTATAACAAAAGTAAATGGTTTCTTGAACAACTTTGTTACAGGAACTGTTTTTCAAAACGCAAATCTTGGCTTCTACGTAGCAACAATTAGATCAACTTCTAATGGTTCAAACACGGCTGTGGACTTAAGAGAC